ATTTTTGATATAACTGCACCATTGATCAAAGAGGATAATTATTCAAGACAAATTAAGATCCCATTATTAGTAAAAGAGAAATTAATCACAATGGTTAAGGCACCATTAATTATTTTAGAAGAGATGAAAAAGAAAATTACAGTCGAAGTAAACAATAAAAGATACAAATTAATTCAAAAGATATTAGATATACTTTAAGTGGGCGAACAACAATCTTTAAATACAATATTTCTTTCCAAAACTTATGGAAGAGGCAAGTTTTATATTTAGCTCGAACAAACTTGAGCTTAAAAGTGAGGGAAAAGATTTCTTTGTAGAGGGTTATATTTCTACTTCAGATGTTGATTTGGTAAATGATATTGTTACAAAGAATTGTTTATTGGATATGGCTGAGCAAATGAAAACTAGAACAATTAAGTTTGACGTCGAGCATGAAGCATTTAGAGGAAAATCAAACAAGGACAAAGAATGCAATAAAACTTTAGTCCCTGTAGCAAAGGTTGAAGATTTCTTAATGGATAAAAAAGGATTAAAAGTTAGGGCCATGTTAAACAGACATAATCAAAGATTTGATGAAGTAAAAGGATCTATCGAGGATGGATTCTTAGATGCATTTTCAATTGCTTATATTCCAACGAAGTCAGTGTCAGAAATTAGGGAAGGAAAAAATGTTAGATTGCTTGATGGTTTAGAATTATTGAATGTTGCCTTCACAGGGAACCCAGTAAACACCGAAGCTAAAATGACAAACGTATTTGCTAAAAGTTTAGAAGTCCTTGAAGGTAAGAAAAAGGGACCAGGGGGAAATATTCCCAATAGAACAGGCCCTCATGGAGTAGGAGCAGGTCCAGGAGAAGGAAGAGCAGATGGTTCTGGAATGGATGAAGATGAAGATGAAGATGAAAAAAAGAAGAAAAAAGAAACAAAATATAATCATGGAAATGATACAACTAAATTACAGGAGGTAAAATATAATATGGAGGAAAAAGAAAAGATAGAAACTCAAGAAGAAGAATCTGAAGAAAAAGAAACTAAGGATGAAGAAGCTGTAGCAGAAGAATCGAAAGAGGAAGTTGCAACTGAAGAAGCACCCAAAGAACCTGAAACTACAGAAGCTGTTGAAGAAAATGCTGAAGTGAAAGCTTTGACAAGTAAAGTGGAAAGTTTAACATCAGAATTAGCGGAAGTTAAGGCTATGCTTAAGAAACCAATGTACAAATCAAAGGTTGAACAAAAGGATGAATCTAAAAACTTTGAGAAGAAATCTCAGACCCCTCTAGAAAGAATAGCTTAAAATGGGAGAAGATATAGGAACACAATACTTAGACACTGGAATAAATGTCAAAAGCGCTTATTCTCATTCATTCGGAGCTTTGAAAGATGGTACTAAATATGTAGATCCAGTTCACGGAGAAGACCTTAGGGTTGCTCTAGGAGAGAAATTGAACGATGGAATCGAACGTATGAAGGCATTAACTACTGAAGCAGGTGGAGGAGGAACTGCAGGATACGCCATGATCCCAGTTTATGTGGATCCAAGAATTGTTGACACAACAAGAAAGGAAACACCATTAGTAGAACTAATACCAAGAGTAGCTAATCAAGGAATGTACGCAGACTATAATCAAATCACTGCAAAAGGTGGTGGATTTACTGCTGCAGAAGATGCTGCTTTGGCTGAAACTACAACTACTTACGATCGTGCTAGTACACAGATTAAATTCTTGTACGCAGTCGGAAGAGTTACAGGCCCAACGCAATCAGCGATGCCAAGTTATATGTTAGAAGGTTTCCAACCGCAAGGTGGAGGCTTAGGTAACAGTGCATTTAGCAATGTTGGAGCGCCAAACGCGAAACAGCAAGAAGTGCTAGTCAAAGCTAGAGAATTGAGGGAATTAGAAGAGAATCTTATTATCAACGGGGATGCAGGTACAACTGCTACACAGTTTTCAGGAATTGTGAAGTTGCAATCAACTACTAATGTGGTAGATTTAAACGGTGCAGCATTAACCTATGACGACATTGAAACAGCAATCCTTTATGCAATCCAAGACGGTGGTAGGCCTAAGCTAGGTGTAGCAAGTCCATCAGTAGTTAAGGATATTCGTAAAATTATAATCGATACTTATCGATATAATCCAAGCGATAATGCAAGCGGATCATTACCATTCGGTATAGCCCCAGCAATTGTTTTAGAAACAATGGCAGGAAAAGTACCAGTGATATTCAGTAGATTTTTATCAGATACATCTGGAGCAAAACAGATTTATTTTTTAGATACAGACTGGATCGAAATGAGAGTTCTACAAGATATGACTTATGAAGAATTAGCTAAAACTAACGATTCACAAAAGTTTATGTTGAAGATCTACGAATGTATGATTATGAGGAACACTGCGTTCAATAGTTTCATTGATGATATACTATAAATTTATTTATTTATTTTAATTTTTTAAGCTTTTTTTCAAAAAAAAAGTGGAGAGCGGGACTCATGGACCCCGTCGTGTGGTTTACGCACAAACCAAAACCCTTTTAATTGGGGAACAATTAAATAACACAGGAGGTTAAAAAAAAAATGACAGCATTAGGAGACGTAGGAACAAACACAGAGATTTTGCCAAACGCAGGTGTAAAAATGATTCAGTGTGTATTTCCAAGTACCGTAATAGGTGGAGATGATACAGTATCGGTTGACTTAGGAGATTTTGGATGTACAAAACTTCATGGAATATTACTATTCGATGAAACAGCAACTGGTTCAATAGTAGTTACTCAAGCACCTATAACTACAGTAAGTTCAGGAGTAGTTACAATAACTACAACTGGTTCAGAGACTGGAGTGAAAACTGTTATTCTTTGGGCTTATTAAAATGGGACAAGGATTAAAAGCAGTAGGAGGAAATCCAGCAAGTCCGCCGTATCGAAATGGACCATATACATGGGATCAGCAAGTTACATTCGCACAAGGATCAGGAGCACCAATAGGTGAAGGAGATACTTGGTATGTTGATGGAACAAATGGAGCAAGTGGTAACAAAGGTAGTAGTTGGGGCGCAGCAATGAGCACAATTCAAGCAGCAGTTACTGCAGCAGGTCCAGGAGACACAATTTTTGTTACAGCAAAAGACTTAACTGATTTCACAGGAGATCCAACAAGTTATGCCGAGACAATTATAATTCCAGCAGCAACTAGTAATCTTTCGATTATTGGTGTAAGCAGAGGAACTACTCAAGGTGGATTGCCACAAGTTAAGATTGGAGCAGGTTCAACAGCGATGTTAACAATTAGAGCACCAGGATGTTTAATAGCAAATATGGGCTTTAATGGAGCAAGTTCAACAGGTGGAGGAATTTTATTGGATGACGATTATGCAGCAAAATGTGCATTCGGAACAACAATAACAGGATGTCACTTCAAGAATTGTAAAGTTACAGCAACAGATTCACGAACAGGTGGAGCAATATATACAACTTCAGCAGGAAACTGTTGGCAATGTAGTTTTATAGGAAATCATTTCTATAAGAATGTAGGAGATATTGTCCTTGTAGGAACAAGCAATACCGTACCACAAGATTGGGTTATCTCAGATAATTTATTTAGTGGACCAACAGCAAATGTAGATTGTAATTTATGGTTGACAGGAGCAGGTTCTGGAATTAATGGAATAGTAGTGGAGAATAATATTTTCCCAAGTGTATTACCATCATTAGGAAGTGGTTCAGTTACAAGATATGCAGACATGACTGGTTGTGTGGGGATATTTTCAAACAATTCGTTTGGAGGTTCATATACCTCAGCAGGATTTGGTGCAGCGAAAGCAGCAGCAAAATTGCCAACAACAGTAGGGATAGTACATAATTATTCAGACGCAGGATTGATTGTTAGAGAAGCATAAGATGGTAATCGATAAATTTCATTGTACAGAATGTGCAGGACAAGCTAAGCGTAAAGGCGAAGATTGTTCAACATGTGACGGAGAAGGTAACGAGTTGAAACCAGTAGCAAAAGCTAAGAAGAAGAAATAACTTCATTAATTTTTATTTTTAATTTTTTATTATTTCAAGGCGCGGGGCCTTAAAACCCACAATTAAACAGGAGGAACAAACAAAAAATGACAGCGTTAGGCGATGTAGGAGTAAATACTGAGATAACACCAAACAGTGGTGTAAAAATGATTCAAGTAGTGACAGATGCAACTGTGGATGATGGGGATACTTTGACAGTAGATCTAAGTAAATTTGGATGTACAAATATTCACGGTATTCAAGGATTTTCAGCATCAACAACAGGAGAAGTTGTAGTAACTGAAGCACCAACAACTGTAGTATCATCAAGCACATTGACAATCACAGTTGGCGGATCAGCAGATAATAGAGTTCGAACATATATTATTTGGGCATATTAAATTATTAAATTTTTTATTCAGACAGCCTCGAGGAAGGCTCAAAAGACCTCACAATTAAACGGAGAAAAAAAAGAATGACAATAAGAACAACAAGGGTAACAGCAACAGTGGCTACTGGAGATTCAGGAGCTACAGCAACAACTGAGTTGATAACTGGAAGAATCCTTAAAGTTGCAATTAATGTGACAGGGGATTCAATGGATATTAATCTTGATTCTACTGGAGAAGCAAGTGCGCAAGCAATCTTGAATTATACAGGGAACACAGATACAACATTTTATCCAAGAACACCCACAGTGGATGCGGATAATGCAGCAAATAGTTTATATGCAGCAACATTCCCAGTTTATGTGCCATTTGTAGTGCATGGAAAGCTTACTTTAACATTAGCAAATGCAGCTGCAGCAGAAACAGTCACAGCAGAAATCACTTACGAGGCTTAAATGGAATTCATCAATAGGGGTGGATCAATTAAGATGCGTAAAGGTAGTCTAAAAGATTATCGTTGGAGAACCCTACATAAAGGAGAGAAAATGGAAACAACAAAATTCTCAGCAGAAAACAATGGACTAGAAGAAGTGAAAACTACAGAGAGTTCCATAGGAAATGTAGGTGTAGAAACAAAGCAAATTTCGGTACCACAAAAATCAGTACAAATTGAACCTCAAGAGCAATCAGAACAAATAAATGATTTTTTGAAAGAATTGAAGGCAATTAAGGGCATTGGCAAGAAAACAGCCGAGGATATAGCCCTGTGGAGCAATAGAGAGGATTTAATCGAAAGGGTCAAACGTGGGGACAAATTACCTTTCCGGGATGATATTGAAGATAAATTGAGGAAAGTATATGGTAAATAGTTGTGCTTATGGAAAGGTAAATAGAAACATGATCGAGAATATTGAAAAACGTGAGGATGATTTTGAAACCTATATTAAAGAAGAATTTAAAGATTTTAAAGAATTAAACATAAATTTATACAATCATTTATCAACAAGATTACCTATTTGGGCCACAATTTTATTCACAATTCTAGGAAGCATGGTAACTGGATTCGTTGTTTATGGGAGAGTTAACTAATGGCAGATGATGGAACTTATGTAACAATTGCAAGTGTTAGAAGAACTTGTGGGATTGGAAGTGATGTAATAAATGATGATGATGTTTCTTCAACAATTACAGAATGTGAACCTCAAATTATAAGGACCTTTAATACTCATTTTACTCCAAAAGAGATCATTGAGGCTAGGGATGGAAATTCAACTTATCAAATGATCTTAAATCAAAATCCAGTTATGGCTGTTAGAGATCTTTATATTAATGGAACCCAGGAAGATACTGCGCATTTGAAAGTATACAAAGGATCAGGAAAAATAGAATTAGCAAATGATGCAACCGCCAGTACATTTATTTATGGATCACAAAAAGTGGTTATAAAATATGTTGTTGGTTTCCTGGAAGATAGCACAACAGATACTGCAACAACTGCAGCAAGTGTTGCCGGAACAAGTGTGGCATTGGCAGTTTCAGCATCAACAGATTTCTCAGCAGATGATTGGGTAGAAATTAGAGGGATGGATGGAAACATCGAAAGCGCGCAAGTCTCAGCAACAGACACAGCTGAAATAACAGTAGACCAATTAGTTTATGCGCATGTATCTGGAAGCACAGTTGTTAAACTTCAAGTTAATGAAGTATTCAAAAAGTTAATGAATATTGCATGCTCAATTGCTTTAGTGGCCAGAATTGTAGGACAATCTTATACCGATATAGTGGGTTATGGATTGGGAGAATTTAGAATACAAAAAGGAGAACCATATACTCAGTGGAGAGAAACCGCATTACAATTAACAAGGGAGAGGGATAGACTTTTGAAGATGATCAAACCACGTCCTGCAGTGATGTAATGAAAAATACAATTATT